GAATGGAGAAGATTTGTCAAAAGAACCTAGAATAAAAATATCAACTATTCATGGTGTAAAAGGTAATGAAAGAGATAATGTAATATTGTTAACTGACTTAAGTAACGCTGCTTATAATAAATATTTAGATAATCCTGATGATGAACACAGATTATTTTATGTAGGTGTTACAAGAGCTAAAAAAGAATTGAATATAATTTACGCAAAGACAGAGAGGGGGTATGACATATGACACATAAAAATATGTTTAAGTCAACAACTTATGATTCACTAGAAGAACAGGTAGGCGGTAAACACTATCGCAATATGAAAATTCAACCTGCAGAGTTCATCAACGAAAATAAACTCTTGTTTGCTGAGGGGAATGCTATAAAATATATTTGCAGGCATTCTGTAAAGGGAAAGGAGCAAGATATAAAAAAAGCAATACATTATTTAGAAATGATTTTGGAAAGAGATTATTCGTGAATAGAAAATTAAAAGTTTTAGATTTATTTTCAGGTATTGGAGGATTTGCTTTAGGTTTAGATTCAACAGGTTTTTTTGAGACAGTGAAATTTGTTGAGAAAGATAAATACTGTCAGAAGGTTTTACGTAAGAACTTTCCTAACATACCAATCGAGGAGGATATAAAAAATGTCAAAGGAAAAGAATACTCAGCAGATGTCGTTGTGGGAGGGTTCCCATGTCAACCCTTCAGCGTCGCAGGAAAACAAAAAGGTACAAACGAT